GGTAGCCAAATGCATGATCCATGGTCACATAGATCATGATTTAGTTCATGAGGCCTCTTCTCGCATTTACGAACATTATTTTAATGTAATTCAAGGTTTGTTGAATCATGATGCTGAGGGAGAGGGTGATGATTCTGAGTCCAACTCAGTGCATGAAGATTTGGTTCGGCTCCTCAATACCACCATAGAGGAGCAGTTTGTTGGTGTTAAGAACGATGATGGAACTGTTATCATGCCAAAGATGGATCACACTAGTTCTTGGGGTTCGAATTTTAAACCCCCACGAGGAAGTGGAAAACGTGACGTTTATGAAATAAGTGACGATGGCGAATTGCTCATTTATGATTCAGCGGTTCCCGCTTGGGAAGCATTTACAGCTGCAGTTTTCTGTTTTACTTGTGGCGTTGTTCCTGAAAACCAAGTCACTACCTGTTTCACCAAGAGGGAGTGTTATCCAGTTACCATGTCAGCAAAGACTAACAATTATCCTGTTGAAACCAGTTCGCGTGAATTTTATTCTGCCTTGATTGGCGAAGACAAAGCTCGTGAGTTGCTTGACACTGATCCTGGAGACGACCAGAAGATTAGAGACATCTTTCATTCAGTTGATAATTTCAAAGTGAAAGTTAAATCTAGAATGGTTTCTAATTTGCCAGGAGCCGTCAATGTTGCTTTTCGAATGTTTTTGTTACCATTGGCATACTTGTTTACCAACAATCCCATTGAGTTTGATATGGTGGCTGGTTTAGACATGGGTTCTTGTCATTTTGAGCAAAGTACTAATCAAATTTTCTTCGATGGGTATGATGAGCAATCTGATAAGTTTTTGGTTTTTGACGCTGACGTGAGCGCTTGGGACAAAATAATGCCCGCAAATTTGACCAAGTATACTTTGACGATATGTATAGAATTGGTTCTTGCCATTCATGAATACTTTGGAACTTATTCTCCTCGTTTGAAGGCTTATGCTGATGCTTTGTTAGAGTGGTGGGATGATATGACTTTGTTTTATGGAGGCACTGTTATTCCCATTTCTGTCATGCCTTCTGGTTTTATTTTTACTCTCCCGTTGAACTCCATGATGAATCAAGTTTTGAAAATATGCAACGTTTTGAAGTTCGCCAGAGATCATGATATTCCTTTTCCATCCGATTTCACTGATTGGGTGAGGCACAAGGCTTTGGGAGATGATAGCCAAACTGCCATCAAACCCGCTTTTGTTGAAGCTTGCAAATTAGCTGGAGCTCCAGTTTATAGCGCTGTTGATTATTCAGAAATTATGCGCGGTTTTGGTATAACGGCCACTATGGGAGATAAATCCGATACAAGTTTGCCATATCAGAAACCTGGGGATTTAGTTTTTCTACAGCACGTTATGGTTTACATTGAGATACCGGCTTACAGTTTGGATGAGATAATGGAAGATCCAACCCGGATTGGGCAGTATGTTTTGGTGGGAGCAGCTCCCTTGAAAGCATCTGTTCTTGTCAAACTGTTGGCCAAGCAGGATTCTTCATCTTCAGTTGAGCATAAGGATTTATTGCGCTCTCAAGTGTATACTGTATTGGGTGAATTAGTTCCATATGGCAGGATTCGTTGGCAACGTTTTGTAGATGCCGTCAAGAAATATTACCATCCTACTTGGAAACCCAAGGCAGAAGATCATGAGTATTTTAAATATTGGAGCTGGAATTTTTGGTTGGATCGTTATGTAAAGAAGTTTTGCAAAAACGGCTTGATCGACGATTTTATAATTCACCAACGTTCTTCCAACCCAAAGGCTTTTGAGTCATTGAAGAGACAGATTAATCCAGATGGTTTTGATCGTCTCGTTTATGATTCAATCTCCCACTAGAGGAGCATCGAGCTTGAGCGAGCTCGTTAAATATACGCTCACGGGTGGTTCCGTGCACGGATTCTCTGAATTGTGCTTTAGACCCTTTTGAAGTTCCGATCTTTGTATTTAGTGGCTGTTTGTATATTATGCGTTCTTCAATTGTTATAGCCATATGTTGTGCTAGTGCTAGATGTTAGGTCAAATTTAGCACTTTATCTTATGACCAGCAAGTTTAACAGATTTAGAAACGACTGCTGACGTTCAAATTCAGCAGACTTTTGCTTTCGATGATAGTGAGAAGCAATTTATTACTACCGTTAGAGACGGTGAGGACCCAACTCATGACTGGGGTTCATATTCTGATGTTGATTTGGCCAGATGGCTTGAGAGGCCTATTTTAGCATCGACTCATATTTGGGAGGTCGGACAACCCTTTCCTCAGATTTATTTTAATCCTTGGTCAGCGTTTCTAGACAGCCCCAGTGTGGCTCAAAAACTATCAAATTTTTATTTGCTCCGTTGCAAGATGCATATGAAAGTTATTGTCAACGGTTCTCAAATGCACTATGGTAGGGGTTTTATTTCTTACAGGCCTCTTATCACTGAACCTGGTGAAAAATACCAATTTAATCCTCTTTTATCAGAACCTTTTTCCTCTATGGATAAGGATGCATCCGTTGCATTTAATTTGACTAATGGGGAGGAGGTGTGCATTATGACCCAGAGCCAATGGCCAAAGATTTTTGTTGATCCAGGTCAATCTATGGGTGGTGAGATGGAATTTCCATTTTTCTATGGAGCAAATTGGTTTAGAATACCTAATCGTGATTGGGTTGCCAATCCGAGTGCAGTTAACACCGGTCACACCTTAGGGCCCAATGGTGATCCCGTTGTTAACTTGATTACTGGTTCTACTCCCAATATTTCGCAAGGTCCTTATGGAGCGCGTGTGTCCCACATGGGAGTGGTTCACAGTTCCAGTTTGGCCCCTCTTAAACATGCGAATGATGCAGATGATCCTGTTACCATTCAAGTCTTTTTGTGGGCTTCAGATGTGAAATTTTCAATTCCCACTGCTGTTGGCCATCCTGCGGTTTCGGTGCAACCTCCGGTCGTTAGAACTGGAACTTTTACTCCGCACATGCGATCTGAATATGTGCCGAATTACCTTGGGGACTTGGCCAAAGCAAACTCTGCGGACATATCTACTCGATTGGAAGTTGGAGATTCTTGCTTGGCCACTGATCAAGCCACTGTGGGACTTGGTCCTAGTGATGAGATGTCTATACCAAAATTAGCTCAGAGAGAATGTTGGTTGGATAGATTTACTTGGCCGGTAGATGCTTCAGCAGAAACTCCGATTTGGTATGCTAGAGTTACCCCACAGTATTTTAAGAGGCAGGTCGGAGATGACCCTTCTCTTACAGGCATTCCATGTTTGCAGCCTACTCCATGTGCTTATGCGGCGTTACCTTTTGGGTATTGGCGCGGATCTATGAAGTATAGAATCCAAATTGTGGCGTCCAATTTGCACAGGGGCAGGTTGCGTATTGTGTATGATCCAGTCGCAGATGTTCTTGCTAGGGAGGATGTGAATGATTATCCTGAATCTTTGATGAATCAGCAATATAGTCGTACTATCGACATTGCTGGTGATTCTGGCAGGGATTTTTGTTTTGAGGTTGGTTATATGCAGGAAAAGCCTTATTTATCATTGTTGCCGTTAGAAGCTAGGCCCACTCAATCTTCTGACGTTAACTATGATTGGGTTAATTATGGTTCGGACGTTCCAGTTGCCGGTCCTACAAATCCTTCTAGGTTAGCTCCTACAGCTACCACCAATGGGCAGATTACTATTTATGTTCTTAATAGGTTAGCTGTGCCAAATACTGAAACAAATAATGACGTTACTGTCAACGTTTTCGTATCTGCAGGTGAGGACATGGATTTCCAAATGCCTACTGCTAGGAATTTGGATTCAATGTCTTTTACCGGGCCCACTGGTTTCCCTGTGAATTGGCAGAACAGAGATCGTATTCCCCAGTCCATGGGCAATGAGGCTGTGCGTAGGGCCAATGTTTTTGGTGTTGCTAAGACCATTGAACCATCTGATAGGGCTAGGATCAGAAAGGAGGCCGCGAAGTCCAGGAAGTCTCGTTCTTCCCCTGGTGTTTTTACTCCCAATATGGAAGTTTCAACGGGTGAATCCGCCGCCATGGGTGCTACTGAGATGGAAGACGTCCCTGATGATCCTCCTACAAAGGCCTGGATGGGTGATTGTTCCCAGCCAGCTGCCCCTATGGCTTCAGTAGCTTTTGGTGAAAAAATGTTGTCTTGGCGTCAGCTTATGGATAGGTGGCAATTGTACAATAGAGAGACCTATACTGGGCGTAATGAATTTCCACCCATTCCTAGAGCGGAC